TTTCTAGTGATAGAGAATTATGTTCTATTGTACATACTCATTGTTATAACTCAACATATACAACAAAAAAGGCTTTAAAACAAATAGTTCAAAAACACTTATCATCTAAGGAATATTCGTTATACGGTGTAAAATTACAGTATGCTATATTGGATATAGGTACTAAAATCACTATGGAAGGATCCATTTTTTTAACGGAGCAAATGAATATGACTAATACAGATCCTAACCTAGAGAAAATTGCAAAAAGAGTATTAGATAAGGTTAATGTTGATACCGGCAGTGACCCTAATGTTGGTTTTGTGGATCCTTTAACTATTATTATAGTCATAGGCGTCATATTAAGCCTCATTAGAGTTATACAAGAATGTAGACAAAACAAACTATCTGGCATGAACAATGAATCAAAAGCTGATTTGATTCAATCAGAAATTAAAACTTTTGTGCTTAAACAAAGCTGGATAAATCAGTTAAGAATGAATAGGGTTATTAAGCGCAAACTAACCAAAGAACAATATAAAAAATATGGGAAGGAACTAAAACAAGCTTTATTAGCAGTTGGTTCCGATCTATCTAACGAAGAAGTCATGACCTTAGTAGGAGCAGCAAATGTTTAGTATATTAATATGGTGCGTATACGGCGTTATAGTAGGCAGTCTTGCTAAAGCAGTAGTTCCTGGTGAAGAAAGACTAGGATTCATTCAAACCGTAGCTTTAGGAGTAGCTGGTTCATATACCGGAGGAGCTATCCTCTATATGATGGGGCAATACGACACATTATCTCCTGCTGGATTGTTTATGGGTGTGGTTGGTGGTGTTTTAGCATTAGTAGTATACAACAAATTACAACAAAAATAATTTCTGTTCTTGACAAAGCCGTCATTAACAGATAGTATATGTACTTATGCGACCAACATGGACTGACTACTTTTTAGGAATGGCTAAAGTTGTATCTCAACGTAGCCATGATATACACACCAAACACGGATGTGTTATCACAGACTCCAACAATAGAATTCTAGGTGTTGGATATAATGGTTTTCCAAGAGGACTACAGGATGATCTATTACCAACTAATAGACCAGATAAATATCCATGGATGGTGCATAGTGAACGCAATGCTTTGTCCAATTGTGTAGTTAGACCAGATAATGGTATAGCTTATGTTACAGGACAATGTTGCAATGATTGTATTATTGCTTTGTGGCAAGAAGGAATTAAAAAAGTTTATATGATCAATGATCATGGCACTCATTTATTCGACGATAATGCTCAAAAAAGATTTGATCTGTTTATGGAAATGAGTGGTATGGAAATTGTGAAAGTAGATCCAGATCTTTCTTGGCTGAAGAACCTTTGTGGTGTAATATGAATACATCAGTATTCTATATTTGTTGTATGATGTATTTTTATTTTAGAGTTTTTAATAGTCAAAACACAGACATGATACAATATTCTTTCCAAGCATCTGTGTTATCAGGAATCATAGCCATCTTAAATAGGAGATAAAATGTCTGCACTTCAAGAATTACAAAACTATACTTTCGTCAGTAAATATGCTCGTTGGCTTGAAGATAAAAATCGCAGAGAAACCTGGAAAGAGGCTGTGGAAAGAGTAAAGAACATGATGCATACTCAATATGCTGCTTTTAATATATCTGAAGATATTAATTGGGCATATGATATGATGTATAAGAAAAAAGTTTTGGGTTCTCAAAGAGCTTTACAATTTGGCGGAGAGCCTATCCTTAAACGGCATGCAAAAATCTATAATTGCACCAGTTCTTACTGCGATAGACTGCGTTTTTTTCAAGAGTGCTTTTGGCTATTATTATGTGGTAGCGGCACGGGCTTTAGCGTACAAAAACACCATGTTGCTAAATTACCAACACTAGAGCATAATTTAGAAGACTCTAGCGAAGGTACAAAGTATGTTATTGAAGATAGTATTGAGGGATGGGCAGACGCATTGGGCGTTTTGTTAAGTAGCTATTTTAGTAAGCCCATTGATGAATTTAAAATGTATAAAAATACATATGTTGTATTTGACTACAGCAACATTAGACCAAAGGGAGCGACTCTAAGTTCTGGAGTTGGTAAAGCCCCAGGTTTTGAGCCATTAGCTAATGGTCTAGAAAAGATCAGAGCCCTATTAGATAGGTGTCTTGCCAACGGACAAAAAAAATTAAGACCAATTGACGCATATGATATTGTGATGCATAGTAGTGACGCTGTACTAAGCGGAGGCGTTAGACGATCAGCCAGCTTAGCCTTATTTAGTCATGATGACGAAGAAATGGCTAAGGCCAAAACAGGCAACTGGTTTATAGATAATCCACAAAGAGCACGCAGTAACAACTCTGCCTTGTTGCTCAAAGACTCAACAACATTTGAAGAATTTGAAACCCTGATGCAAAGCGTCAAAGAATTTGGCGAACCAGGATTTATTTGGAGCGATTCCACAGAGATGACATTTAATCCTTGTGTTGAGGTCGGCATGTGGCCTGTTGATGAAGTTACTGGTAAAAGCGGTTGGCAAGGATGTAATTTATCAACCATCAATTGTTCGTCTATAGAAGATGAACAAGACTTTTACGAAAGATGCAAGGCAGCAGCCATTATAGGTACTCTACAGGCTGGATTTACCAAGTTAGATTATTTGGGAGAAATCAGTTGTCGTATTTTTGAAAGAGAAGCTCTACTTGGAGTATCTTTAACTGGTACTATGGAACAGCATGATTTAGTATTGTCAGAAAAGACACTTAGACACGGAGCCAAGGTTGCTGTAGAAACTAATAAAGAAATGGCTAAAAAAATTAATATCAATCAAGCGGCTAGGGTCACTTGCTTGAAACCAGAAGGAACATCTTCCAGTATGCTTGGCACCAGCTCTGGTATCCACCCTCACCACGCTAAACGCTATATAAGGCATGTACAGGCCAATATTTTAGAGGCACCGTATCAGCACTTTAAAAAATTAAACCCACAAGCCTGCGAAAAGTCATCATGGTCGGCCAATAATACCGATGAGGTAATTAAGTTTCCAATAGAGGTTCCAGACGGAGCTAAATTAAAGAATCAGTTGCCAGCAGTCGATATGTTGAGCATTGTGAAAGATACTCAAAGGAACTGGGTTAATTCTGGTAAAAATAAAGCATTGTGTACACAAGAATATCTTAGCCACAATGTTAGCAACACGGTTACGGTTAAGCCAGAAGAATGGGATAATGTTACTAAATATATATATGATAATCGCAAATACTTTGCTGGTATTTCATTAATTCCTCAAAGTGGAGACAAGGATTATCCTCAAGCTCCATTTACTACGGTCTATACTAGTAGAGAAATTGTTAAAGAATACGGTGATGCTGCACTATGGTGTTCTGGTTTAATAGAATTAGGACTCAATGCCTTTGATAATAATCTGTGGGCGGCTTGCGACTATGTAACATTAAATCAGGCACATAAAGATCATCCCGAATCTAAGTTAATATTGGTAACTAAAATGAAAAACTTTGCTGGTAAATATTTTAATGGAGATGTAAAACGCCTGACATATTGTATGAAAGATGTTTATAATTGGAAACTATATTGCGATTTATTTAATGGTTTTAAGAAAGTAGATTATACACAACTACTGGAAACAGAGGATAATACTACGGGAATTGAGGAGATTAGTTGTGCTGGTGGCGCATGTCTAATTTGATCAAATATTCACAAAGGGTAACAATTGAAAAAAAATAATAAAACTAAACAAAAAAACAAAGTCATTGATGCTACGACCAATATTGAAAATCCTAATGCTGTTGGGTATAGAAACAAATTAAAGCCACGCACCGACAACCAGAGAAGTTATATTAAAACTATTCATGATAGTCCTATAACTTTTTGTCAAGGATTAGCTGGTAGCGGAAAAACACATATCGCTATAGGAGTTGCATTAGAATATCTCTTAGAAGATAAAGTCAAAAAAATTATTATTACCCGACCAGTATTAGAAGCTGGAGAAAAAATTGGATATTTGCCTGGAACAGCAGAGGAAAAATTACACCCGTATTTATTACCAATATTAGACGAAATATATCATTTTATATCTATAGCGCAATATGCAGCACTAAAGCTGAATAATAAAATTGAAGTAGTACCATTGGGTCTTATGAGAGGTAGAAATTTTCATAATGCATTTATTGTTGCTGATGAATGTCAAAATGCTTCTTATGAACAATTAAAAATGTTACTCACTAGAATAGGCAATAACAGTAAAATGGTTTTGACGGGGGATATTAAACAGTCTGATTTAAGTAGACATTTACAGGGAGGCTTTTTAGACCTACTAGAAACGCTCACCGACCTAGAGGGCATAGGTGTATCCAGACTAGAATCCTGCGACATTGTGCGTAATCCACTTATTGCTAAAATCCTACATAGATTAGACGAACACGAAGAATAACTTGCTCCGTGGTGGATCATCTCATATAATACTGTGATCTGCCGGGCAATTAGGACTATTATGCCAACATATACATTTATTTGCACAAAGTGTGAAACTAAGTTTGAAGCTTTTTTTCACATAAAAGAATATGTAGAACACCCCCAATGCTCTTGTGGTAGTAAGAAAACACAAAGGTCATATGAGGACGATTTAACTACAATCTCTTCGTCGGTAAAAAAATCTGATTCTGAACTTAAAACTATAGGAGATTTAGCTAATAGAAATAGGGATAGGCTATCTGATGATCAAAAAATAGACTTGTATCGTAAGCATAACGCATACAAAGATCAAGATAGTCCCAAAGAGCTACCAAAGGGAATGTCTAGAATTAAAAAACCAGGAAAAATACAATGGACCAAGAAATAAATATACCTCCAGAATATAAAGATGTAGTAGCAGAAATTATCTCTATTGAAGAGATACAGCAATTTTTTGTTTTACATGAAAAGATGGCAAAAGCGGAAGCAGCCGTTGCTAATATACAAAAACAAGCTAATGATCTATTAGACCAGAAAAAAGAGTTCACTGGTCCAGTGCCATATACAGTCACATTAACTTTAATGAGCGATGTGGTTATTCCATCTGCGGACGAAAATATTGCTCCAGAACAGATAGAAAAAAGATCTCAGTCTTATCTGATTGAGTTTATCGACAATGGATACAATGTATTAATTGATAGAATTTATGACAAACTTACCAATGTCATTACCGCCGCTTGCAAAGAATTAGTAAAATCTCCAGAGGATAAAAACGATGTCAATATTGAGACCACGACCTGAAAGTAATGACGATAAAACGTATCATTACTACACCATAGTAGGAAAGCAACAAGACTTTGATGAGGATAATAATCCAATTCTATTGAATGATTCTACAGAAGTCTTAGCCAAAAAAACGGTATCCAGTAGAAAGACTAGGTATTTTGTTAAAATAGGGCCTCATGGAAATATTTTTAATCCTATAGGCATATTTTCAGAAGGTCGTAGCAATAAGTTTTTAAAACAAGCAGGAAAGCCAGAGTGGCAATTCAAAGAAGTAAACCAAAGAGTATTTAATTTATACTTATCTTTTTTAAGAACCAAGAATATAGGACACATAACTTTAGCTCAAAGGGAAATGCAGTGAAACAATTAACTAAAGTACAAAAGTACGCAATAGAATATCTAAGATCGATTAAAACAGACGAAGATCAGATTTGCAAGGAGCTTAAGATTAGTAAGGATATGCTTACTAAATATATAGAAAAAACTGGTAAATCAAAAAACGACAACTCAAAGGAACTACCAGTTAAGTCTTCTAAGATTACATCTAAAGATATGATGATTAGAAAAACTAGTGCTAAGGGTTTAAATACAGTGGCTATTATGACCCAAAACGCCGCATTTATTAATGATGACTTTAAGCAAAAAAATCAACCCAAAGTACGCAATTCGGATCATATTCATAGAATCAAAAAATGAAATACTTGTCAAAGTATTCTAATGGGAAGACAGTCTCTGCTGCTCAATATATTACAGAAATTATATGTGAGCATTTAGCGACCAAGGACAAAAAAGATTTACATTATAGATTTTGGCTCTCTAAAGAATGGGCTCAATTTTATAAGTCACAAATCTTTACTGCTCATAAGCTATTAGTCAAGTATCCAGAAAAGGCTATTATTAAAGCTTTGTGTAGTCCTGAGACTAAAAAGATTTTTTCTTTGAGGGCTCCACACCTAGGCGCTATAATAGAAAAACATGCGAAACTATTAGCAGCAGAACAACTAGAAAAGCCAGACCAGCCAAAAGTTATCACAAGAAATATTAA